CAAGGTCCGGTTCAATCCCGGTCGTGAGAAAGCAAAGGAGTGGCTCCATACAGAGACGTTCTTCGATCACGGTTGATTCCTTGACAGGACAACCGTGTCCGCTGCAGGAGATCACCACCAGAGACTTAAGCGAATGACGCTGATCTGATTGATCGCTGCTCAAATCAAAAAGCCGTAGAGGAATTTACTCCCCTACGGCTCCCTGAACACACAAACACGCCGAAAACAACACGGCAACGCAATAAGAGCAGAACCCAGAAAAACGTCAACCTTCTTTTTTCAACAAGGCAAGAAGTTCATCCAGGGTGGATACGCTGCCTACAATCTTCATGACCTCATTGGTTTCCGCACACTGGCGAAGGTCAGCGAAGAACCTCTCACGTTCGTCCACGATGAACTGGATAATTGCCTTGAACTCATCCCGGTCGGAGAGAGCATCAATGGCCTGCTGGATCGTTGGCTTGGGTAGTCGCGTCATTTGAATGGGCTGAGGTTTTTGGACAATCTCATTTTAGCATGTTCAATCGCCTTCTGCATGATTGCTTCTGGGATTGGCTTCTTGTTTGGGATGATTTCATTCTGCATCAAAGCAACCTCATCACGACTCAATGATGGAACAAGAGTTGGAAAATCAATCTGCTTCCCATCAACTTTTATCGCCCCACTTTGTGTCGAATATTCTGTAGCAATATTTCCATCCGGTAGCTTTATCTCTCCAAGAAAGCCTTTGCTTTTAGATGATCCATCTGGACGATTGCCGTAGTCTTTTTTAAGACTGATTGGCAATCCAAATTGTTTCAATATAGAAGGCATAATCGGATAGGTCGCGTCATTTGCGTTTGGTTGGTTTCTTAGGCATCTTCATCATGTTGATCTCAATCTCAACATAGCGTTTGCCTTTGCTTTTGCCCTTGCTTCGATCTTCCATCTTATCGTCGTTACAACTTCCTGATTTCATTTTTTTCATAGATTTATTTCATTGATTTGTTTCCGCTGCACTTCCATTTACGGCGTGACAGGTTGTTTGGGGAGTTTGGATCACTTCTCCAGTCTCCTTTGATTGCGTTGGACCTGGCGCAGTATGAATCACCTTTGGCTGTGCCAGGACGAATACGATCACCACCGTCAGCAGCTTTGCCAGCTTGTCCGAACTTTACAGTCTTCTTTCGTCCTGTGACAGGATTCGTAACTACCTTCTTGAATCGTTTTTCCATATTAGTAAGCCCATTTGGAGTCTCCAAGAAGCTCTGTGGAGTCTTGCCACCATTCGTCCCATTGTTCGTTTGTAGCCACTTCCCAGCTAGGAATACACTCAGCAGCACCTTCTTTGACTAGGCTGATTGGCAGCCATTTCAAACGATTGTTTGGATAAATTGCAATCTGACCATTTGACAACTTCACCACATTTCCCTCCTTGTGTTCTTCAAGAAGCTCAACGTCACCAATATCAAACGTCCCAGCAGCTTGATTCTCAGGCAGAAAGTCAATTGTGAACCAGTAATGACCACTCATGGGAGGGCATCCTTTACCCATGTTCACCAGCATTGGGACATCAGCAAGCTGGGCCTTTTGCCAGATCTCAATGCTGCCTGACAAGCATTCCCATAATTGCACCTTGTGAAGCGGAAGATCAATCTGCTCGCCATCTGGCTCATACCAGTAAATGCAATGCGGTGGGATCTTGTCAAAGCAGGCAGCGTATTTGTCCACCCAGACTTGGAAGCAGAATGGACGATTCCGCATAGCGCGGACACTCAGCAACCATGCTGGCTCATACTTTGTCTCGCTACCTCCAAATGCGTCACAACGGACATACACTCGGCACTTTGGAAGGTTTGCATTTCTCATCGGTAAGCAGATGTTTTTCGTGCGATCTTCTTAGGCTGGGCCACAAATTGTTTCCCTTGAGCGTTTCCCTTAGCCTTCGCACGATTTGTGGATGCTTTCTCAGATGGAGTCAAGGAATTCCAAGCAGCGTCGGGTAAATATCGCTTTTTCCCTTTGCTTGGCTTTCCATCTGAGGTGCGCCACTTCTGCCCACTCCAGTCTTTTAGCGATTGCTGCGGGTCTTTCATCGATAGCCTCCTCCATTTTTCTTATACTCTGAAGCCAGAAGCTGGGCTTTCCTCGCGCTCCACTCACCAGGGTCACCACCTTTAGTCCCAGACTTAATCTTGCTGAACAAAGCCTTCCTCATGGTTGGCTTGGTGTAATTCCCTGCTGCGTTCACGGTGGATTTCTTTTTCATTGCTTCATTCCTTGAGTTGTCATTCCACCCATTTCAGCGGGTGCTGTTCCAATACGTCCGATTTCAGCATTCTGAGCCTGTTGTAGCTGGAATTGATACTGTCCTGCATACTTCTGCAAGCGAGCAGCAAACGCCTCGTCAGACTGTGCGCGTTGGGCCACATCAGGCTGCTGTGCGTATGCCTGAACAAGCTGCATAGCGATCTGTGCGCCATTTGGTTGAGCAGGAACCTCGATACCAGCAAAGATCTTCGCAAGGTCATCTGTGACGTTCTTCTGGACCTTCTGTTGAGCTTCCTCAACTGGCTGTAAGACGTAATCAGCAAAGATAGGATTGATCGATGATGCTGCAAACTCAAGTAGTTTGTTGACATCTAGGATGCCATTACGATCCAACTGAGTAAGTGACACCATGCTCTTCAACTGAGTCTCTGCTGTCTCTGGATCACTGGATAAGGAATCAAAGGAAACCATGATTGAAAAATTCTCATCTGGACTGCCCTTCGTCATTACTTGTGGGTTTGGATTGCCTGTCACTTGGAAAAACACCTCATCCGGTCCCATCCGCTGATACAACTTCCAAGCCATTGTAAGAACGTCCTTAACATGATCAAGGAACTTACCAATGTAATACTGCTGCCGTGCTGACGATAAAGGATTCGTAAGATCCAAGCCAATTGCTCGATCAGCTTGTCCACGCATCGAGAGTTCGCTCTCCACAGATCCACCGTCATTTGGAGGAATTGGACCAAATGCAATCTCACCCATTCGCCGATATGGGACTCTGCGCCCAGGACCCCAATCAGATGGTGGTCGCCCAGCAGGATGCATGATCGGAGGTAGAGTCGCAAGAGACGCACGGTCAATCCGGCTATCACGCTCTGTCTTGATTTGCATCTGAGGACCACGGAGAATGTCGGAAAACGTCTGCACTTCATACATGCGCTTCTGGTCATTGGAGAGACGAGTAACCACGAATGGGTATTCATCATAGCCGTTGAGAAGCTCATGCTTGGCAAAGCCTTCTGTCTGAGGATGAAACACAGTGCAATAGATGCCTTCAGAACCATCCTCCTCGTCGATCAGACGCTGATACGCATACACAACCATCACGAGGTCATTGTCGTCGGTGATTGGCAGGCGCGTCTGGGTCTTGACCTTTTCACCATCGAGATACATTGAGTCTTTGCCACGCAACGTCGCAATTGCGTTGTCCACCCAGTCTTTATCCCATCCTTGGTTTGTCACCTTCTTCTCCAACTCTTGGGCTGTCAGGAAGGTGCGCCAGAACATGTATGGAGCGCGTTGTGGGTCTGAAATGTAAGATGGGAACATTACTTCACCATCAGGAGCGCAGGCATAGACAACTGGGCAATCGACTGTCTGTCGAGTAAGTGGAATTTCCGAAACGCCAGTCTTACGAAGATCCCTAATCGACTTCTTGGCCCTTTTAGGAGAAAGATCAGGGAATGATTGTTTGACCAAGTTCAACAAGATTTCATCATCTTCTCCGCTAAGGATCAATTCGGCAAGATCAGGCGAGGCTTGTTGGATTTCTTGAAGGCTGACCTTCTGAAGGTAAGAACGCTTCTCACGATTCCAGCCAACGTAGGAAACCATGATTCCCTTCTCCATGAGGTAGTTCCCACCAAGCTCCATCTGCCGCTTGAAGTCAGGAATGTAGGATGATCGCATCCACTTTAGGAAGCCAGAAACAACAGCAGCCTTAGGCATTGCGGACATCGAGGTGGGGAAGGCTTTGATGTGGGATCGAGCCAATGCCTGATCAAACAAAGCCACATACATGTCGATCCGCTCACCAACTACATTCACCTCTTGGTCGGATGCTCCCTGCCAAGGAAAGGCATTAGCACCATTCTTTCGCAGATCGTCAGACTTTCCATCCCAGATGTTTCTGCGGTCGTTGTATGAACGCAAACAGGACTCAAAGTAGTAATCAAGATCAACCAAACAAGTGTCATAAGCATTTGCTAAAGCACCGATGTCTGGCTCCTTATCCAAGTAGATAAGGGACTCGTCTTCCATTTCTTGAACGTCATTCATACAATATATTGGTAGTAATCTTCAATTTCTGAGCTGACAAGGATAACCTTGACTTCCTTGCCAATCAATCGTTTTGCCATATGGGTAGGGACTTTTACATAGACGCCAAACCCATCAATCCTCCCTTTCACCCATGTCGGGTTGTTGCAAAGACTCAGGATCACCGCTTTCAAAACTGGAGGCTGGACCTCGTCTGAAGTGGCAACAACAACTTTGGGGGGACGCCCCCGCTTCTTTGGTTCTGTTTTTTCGATCATGTTAATAGCCTCCACCTCCCTGAGTTGTAACCGAACTGGCGGAATTGTCAACGTGATCGATGCCGGCAATGGCTGCGTAGCGCAAAACGTCGATCACATCCTTCCA